CACGATGGCGCAGACGCAGTTGCAGCTTGCTCAGAGCGCGCCGCAGATGCACAACATGTACGAGGCCTATCGGCGCATGTATGAGGCCATCGGTGTGCGGGACATTGACCAGATCCTGAACACGCAGAACGTAGACAAGCCCAAGGACCCGGCCAGCGAGAACAGCCAGGCGCTGGACGGCTCGCCGCTGAAGGCCTTTGCTGGCCAGCAGCATGACGCGCACATCATGACTCACTTGCTATTTGGCATGTCGCCGATTGTTGGGGGTATGCCGCAGGTAGCCATGAACCTGCAAAAGCACATCTTTGACCATATCCGCTTGAAGGCAGAGGAGGCCGTTGAGGCCGAACTGTTCCAGCAGTACGGCACGGACCCTGACAAATTGGTGTCGGCGCTGCAGCGCGAGGCGATGGTGGCGCTGAAGGTGGCTCAGTTTTTCCAGGAGGTCAAGCAGTTGCAGTCGCAGATGATGGGAGACACGACAGATCCCCTGGTCAAGCTTAAGGAGCAGGAAATTCAGCAGGATGGTCAGCGTGATGCGGCCCGTTTGCAGGTAGATCAGCAGCGTTTGGCTTTTGATCAGCAGCGGGAAGTTAACGACATGGCCATCGAACAGGCCAAACTAGCTCAGAAAGGAGCGTCAGATGCCCAAAAAACCCAGCAAAGCACCGCCCAAGCGGCTTTCCGAGCAGCCTAAGCCCGTCAAAAACCCCGTCGAGAAGCCGAAAGTGACGTACGTGTATCGAAAAGATGCGTTCAACAAGGTAAAACTTGCGTAATTTTGGTGCTAATATGCGCTGCAGCCTTCGGACAGGGGCCTATCTGTCTGCTTCATGGGGGATTCCATGCTTGAATTTACTGAAGCGCTACTGCAAGAAATCAAATCGCTTCGTCAACAGACGAACAGTATGATCTTAAACGGCGGTGTGCGCGACATGGAGCAGTACAAGTTCCTGATGGGCCGGCTAGAGGGTTACAAGTTTGTGGAAGAGGCGGTTCAAGCCCTTCTACGCAGAGCCGAAAGCTAATCAAAGGACCAGTTTGATGGAAATGACCGCTCTTGAAAAGAAATGGGCCGAAGAGAAAGAGGCCCAGGGACCAGTTTTGGACGATGCCTACAATTCTGAAGGCAGTTTGGACGTCCAAAAGCTTGAGGAATCGGTTTTAGACCGTATTCCGCAGCCAACTGGGTGGCGAATCGTCATATTGCCGTACCGCGGGGCTGAAAAGACCAAGGGCGGTATTGTTTTGTCTGATCAGACGCGCCAGCGAGAGCAGGTAGCGACGGTCTGCGGGTATGTTTTGGCCGTTGGTGACCTCGCCTACAAGGACGAGGGCAAATTCCCGGCCGGAGCGTGGTGCCAAAAGGGCGACTGGGTACTTTTTGGTCGTTACGCTGGCGCGCGCATCAATATTGATGGTGGCGAGATTCGAATCTTGAACGATGACGAGATCTTGGCCCGTATCAAAGACCCCGAAGACGTTCTTCACCTGTGAGGCAAGCCATGGCAAACACTGTTCCCGATACACAACTTGAATTTGACCTCGGCGCGGACGAAAAGCCGGCCGAGATTACGCTGGACGAGCCCTCCCGGGCCCCAGAGCAGGCTGAACAGGCGCTAGAGCGCCAGCCCGAGCAGGAAACCCGCACCCAGCAGTCCGAAAAGGACGAGTTAGATACCGTCAGCGACGCTGTGCAGAAGCGCATTGCTAAGCTAACGGCTCGGATGCGTGAATCTGAGCGCCGCGAGCAAGCCGCCTTGGAATATGCCAAGGGCTTGCAAGCGCAGGCGCAAACTTTGCAGCAGCAGTTGGTTCATACCGACTACAGCCGTCTGAACGAGGCCAAGACGCGCTTGGAGACGCAGCAAGCCACCTTGAAGGCCATCATCAAGAAGGCTCGCGAAGAAAACGACATTGATACCGAGACGGAAGCGGCACAGCGCCTGTCGGAGTTGACGATGGAGCAGCGTCAGGTCAGCGGTTGGCTGCAGACTCAAGAGCAGCAGGTTCGTCAGCAGGCCCAGGCGCCTGCTCCGCAGCCGTATCAGCAGCAAGTAGCCCAGCAAGCCCCTGCTCCGCAGCCTGCCGCCCCCAGTCCTCGTGCTGAGGAATGGGCCGGGCGCAATGAGTGGTTTGGCAAGGACCGCGTGATGACTTACGCGGCCTGGGGGATCCATCAAACTCTCGTGGAAAACGAGGGATTTGACCCCAACAGCGACGACTACTATACTGAATTGGACCGACGCATTCGGGAGGAATTTCCGAAGCGCTTTGCGGATGAGAATCCGCAACAAGTTTCCAGGGCACAGCGTTCCGCGCCGGCTGTGGCACCTGCAACCCGGAGTTCCGGAATTAATAGTGCGCGCCGTACTGTTCGGTTATCCCCGAGCCAAGTTGCTATCGCAAAGAAACTGAACGTTCCCCTCGAGGAATATGCCAAGTACGTCAAGGAGTGAAATCATGAGCGAAACCAAACTGACCATCGATCGTGCGTCCCGCGGTTCCCGCGAAAAGGAAGTACGTCGCCGCCCTTGGACCCCTCCTTCGCGTCTTGACGCCCCTCCCGCCCCTGAAGGTTTTGAGCATCGCTGGATTCGTGCTGAAGTAAATGGGTTTGATGACAAGCAAAACGTCTACGGGCGTCTTCGTGAGGGCTACGAGCTAGTCCGACTCGAAGAACTGCCTGAAGAATACCAAGGCATGCTGCCAACCATCGAAGATGGTAAGCACGCAGGCGTGGTTTCCGTTGGCGGTTTAATGCTTGCTCGGATTCCCAAAGAAACGATCGAAGAGCGCAATGCTTACTTTGCCAAGAAGGCTCGGGATCAGTTGATTGCGGTCGATAACGAGTTGTTGCGTGAGAACGCACACTCGTCAATGCGGATTCAGGCCCCCGAGCGGAGTTCGCGCACATCCTTCCGTAAGCCGGAGTAATCTGGCTACTCATTCAATCTTCGGAGTTCACAAATGGCAAACGTAAATAAGCCTTTTGGACTGCGTCCTGTTGGCAACCTTTCTGCTACCGGTGCTCAAAAGCAGTACGGCTATCAGATTCAGGCTGGCTACGGGACTGCAATCTATCAAGGTGACTTGGTTGTCGTCTTTGACGGCTACGTCACCAAGTACGACGCTTCGACCCACGTCGCTCCCACTGGCGTGTTCAACGGCGTGCAGTACAACGACCCCACCCGCGCTGACAAACCGACCTGGAAGAACTACTACCCCGGTAGCATTACTCCTAACATCGGGCTGATTGTGTGCGAGGTGTTGGACGACCCCAGCCAATTGTTCCTGATTCAGGCCAGTGGCACTCCCACTCAAGCCAGCATCGGCAAGAACGCTGATCCGGTTGCTGCCACCACTGGTAGCAACGTCACTGGTGTTTCAGCAGGTCTGTTGGACACTGCCACGATTGCCAAGACTGCAGCTCTAACCTTCAAGATTGTTGGTTTGAGCGAGCAGCCTGACAATACCATGGGTCAGTACGCTGTACTGGTTGTCAAACTCAATCAACACCAGTACGGCAGCGTCGGTGTTGCTGCTGACGGAGCTTAATCATGGCAATTACCCGTTCACAACTTGTAAAAGAACTGGAACCAGGCCTGAACGCTCTGTTCGGTTTGGAGTACAAGCGCTACGAGAACGAGCACGAGGAGATCTTTTCCATCGAAACTTCGGACCGTGCGTTTGAAGAGGAAGTGATGTTGACCGGCTTTGGTGCAGCACCGGTGAAGACTGAAGGCGCTGGCGTCCAGTACGACAACGCAATTGAGTCCTTCACGGCTCGCTACACCCATGAGACGATCGCCATGGCGTTTGCGCTGACCGAGGAAGCCGTGGAGGACAACCTCTACGACCGCCTGGCCGGCCGCTACACCAAAGCAATGGCTCGTTCCATGGCCCACACCAAGCAGGTCAAGGGCGCTGCAGTCCTGAACAACGGCTTCGACGCTGCCTATCCTGGCGGCGACGGTGTTGCTCTGTTCTCGACGGCTCACCCGACCGCGCTGTCGTCAAACTTCTCCAACCGTCCTGCGGTTGGCGCGGATTTGAACGAAACCTCGCTGGAGCAGGGCATCATCGACATCGCCGCGTTCATCGACGAACGTGGCCTGAAGGTGGCGCTGACCGCACGCAAGCTGATCGTTCCTAAGGAGCTCCAGTTTACCGCTGAGCGCCTGATGAAGAGCACGCTGCGTACGGCCACGGCTGACAACGACGTTAACGCGGTCAAGTCCATGGGCCTGATCCCGGAAGGTTACGCTGTCAACCACTACCTAACCGACACGAACGGCTGGTTCCTCATCACTGATGCCCCCAACGGCCTCAAGATGTTCGAGCGTTCGCCGATCAAGACCGCTTTTGAAGGCGACTTCGACACCGGTAACGTGCGGTACAAGGCTCGCGAGCGTTACAGCTTCGGCTGGTCTGACCCCCGCGGTGCTTACGGTTCGCCTGGCGCCTAATAAACGTCAAAAACCGGGAAAAGGGGCCTTGCGCCCCTTTTCTTTTGAGGGTATAAATTCAGTAGTCCCAAGACTTCTATTTGCTTGCTGACCGGCTTGGCGGACTGACCTCACAGACAGCAAGCGCAATTTGAGGAGCCACTTTCATGGCAAATACCACTTTCACCGGGCCGGTTCGTTCCCAGAACGGCTTTCAAAGCGTCACCATCAGTTCTACCACGGGTGCCGTAACCGTCAATTCTTCGTTTGCCAAAGACGTTGTCCTAAGCACTCAGTCGCTGTCTGGCGCTGGTGCCGTCAATGTCACGGACGCATTCACTTCGTTGACTACCACTGGCGCATCGCAAGCCTTGACGTTGGCCAACGGTTCTGTTGGCGAAATCAAGGTCATCGTTCACGCCGTGGACGGCGGTTCGGCTATTTTGACCCCGACCACCAAGATCGGCTTCACCACCGTCACCTTCACTGCTGTTGGTGATGCTGCCACGCTGATCTATACCCCTGCCGGTTGGGCTGTGATTGGATCTAAGGGCGTAACCATCGCCTGATAGGAGCACGTCATGGCTTTTCAGTATGACGTAAAAGCGAAAACGATGGGCGCTACCGGTGCCTCTGGCATCGGTACTCCACGTGCTCGCATCAAGGGCGTGTATATGGTGCTAAGCGCTACTGCGGGGTCTGTGTCCTTCAAGGACGGCGGATCAAGCGGCACTGAGCTCATCCTGTTCAACACTCCCGCTAACACCACGGGTACGGGGTCGATGTACATCATCATCCCCAACGACGGCGTCCGCTTTGAGGCAGATCCGCACTTGACCCTCACTAATGTCACTTCGGTGACGTTCTTCTACGGCTAAGGAGTCCAAGATGGGACGCGCAGCAAAGATGTCAATTTCTGAGTACCAAGGCGAAGTACAGCCTGGTGCGCAAAAGCAGGACATGAGCAAGGGCGGGCCGCAGCAGACCCCGCGCAAGGACTATCAGAAGCCCAGCGCTTCGGTGGCTCCTCGCGGCGTGGGCCAGGCCCGTAACAAGCAGTGCAAGATGTACTGAGCCATGGCCAAGTCGCCTGCCTGGCAGCGGTCGGAGGGCAAGAACCCGGAAGGGGGCTTGAACGCCAAAGGGCGTGCCTCCTACAACCGCGCCAATCCTGGGAAACCGGGCCTAAAACCTCCCGCGCCAAATCCGAAGACGGAGAAAGACGCGGGAAGAAAAAAGTCATTCTGTTCGAGAATGACGGGCATGAAGAACAAAATGACTAGCGCTAAAACGGCCAACGATCCGAACAGTCGTATCAACAAGAGCTTGAGAAAATGGAAGTGCTGATATGGAACGTGATCTTGTCCTTTATCTCGGCAATCCTGATTTGGGTGCTGAAAGCGCATGCGGACGAGGTCAAGCGCATCTCAATCCTGTTAAGCAAAACGCGGGAAGAGAGTGCCGAGAAGTTTGTGACTCGGGGGGATGTTCACAACGACATCAACCGGATTTTGGCGCGTCTGGATCGCCTGGACGAGAAGCTTGATGCTTACATGAAGGAGCAACGTAGTGCCCTCTCATAAAAAATCAGCCAAAGTTAAAAAAGTCATGCACGAGTTCAAAACGGGGGCACTCAAGTCCTCTTCTGGGCAAAAGGTGACCAATCGTAAACAGGCCGTGGCCATCGCCTTGAGCGAGGCCGGCATGTCTAAACCAGCCAAGAAAGGCGACAAGAAATGAAGATGGGCTACAAAAAAGGCGACATGGCTATGCGTGGTGAGGGCATTGCCAAGAAGGGCTTTGCCAAAGGCGGCATAGCCATGAAGGGTGTCCCCAAGAGCGGCCAAATCGCTGCTTCGGGTCCGGACATGGCCGGCCCGCAAGGCAAGACCATGCATGAGCAGGTCAAAAAATCCGTCAAGGGCGACGTGGTGCAGGTTCGTGGCGTGGGCGCTGCCCGCGCTCGCAAGGCAACCATCTACTAAATTATGGCCACCTCTGGAACCGCAACCTTCAACCTCGAATTCGATGACATCATCATCGAAGCGTATGAGCGTTGCGGCCTGGATGGCCGTGACGGCTATGAGATGAAGACCGCGCTGCGGTCCATCAATCTCATGTTTGCCGAGTGGGCTAATCGTGGCTTGAATCTGTGGACGATTGAGCAGCGTCAAATTACGCTGAACGCTGGCCAGCACGAGTACACGCTGCCGGATGACACCGTGGACGGCCTGTCCGCGGTCATCCGTACCAACGCGGGGACCTCGAACCAGCAGGACATCACGATTGACCGCATTGGCTACGCCGAGTACCTGCACGTTCCCAACAAGAACACGCAGTCGCGGCCGGCGCAGTACTTCATACAGCGGACCGCTCCTGCCAAGCTGTTTTTGTACCCGGCGCCTGATGCCACGACGTCGTACGTCTTCCGTTACTACGCCATCCGCCGGATTCAGGACACTGGGGCCTTCACCAACACGGCAGACGTGTCGTTCCGGTTCCTGCCCTGCCTGATTGCGGGCACTGCGTACTACCTGGCCATCAAGCGGGCGCCTGATCGCGTTCCAATGCTCAAGCAGTTCTACGAAGAAGAGTTTGCGCGCGCCGCGGCTGAAGATCGGGAGCGGTCCAGTTACTTTGCTGTGCCGACTTACACCACGAGGTAGTCATGGGTGCCGGGTATGCATCAGGCAAGTTTGCAATTGCGCTGTGCGACCAGTGTGGGCAGCGCTATAAGCTCAACACCCTGATCAAGGACTGGAAGGGCTTCAAGGTCTGCCCGGAGTGCTACGAGCCCAAGCATCCGCAATTGGAGCCCAAGCGGACCATTACGGAGCCCCAGGCTTTGTACCAGCCGCGCCCTGAGGCGCGCATGGCTGTCACCATTTATCTAGGCGAAACTACGGACACTTCCTTTGCCAGCATCGGTATGATGCCAATGGCGTATGCCAAGCCCTTGTGGGCTACTGGATTTTTAGGGTCGGTCAAGGTGGTCATTACATGAACTACACCCAGCTTAGCGCCGCCATTCAGGCGTACACGGAAAACCCAAGCTCGGACTTTGTGGCGGAAATTCCTGTTTTTGTTGAGCAGGCCGAGCAGCGCATTTACAACTCAGTGCAGGTTGCAAACTTGCGCGAAAATGTAACAGGGACCCTGACGGCCAACAACAAGTATCTGCAGTGCCCTACAGATTTTTTGTCGGTCTATTCCCTGGCTGTGATTGATGGCTCGGGCAATTACAGCTATCTGCAAAACAAAGACGTCAACTTCATTCGGCAGGTGTACCCGTCTCCCACAGCCACCGGGCTGCCCAAGTACTACGCCATTTTTGGTCCGCGTTCAGACAACGAAGATGAGCTGACTTTTATCGTAGGGCCTACGCCTGCTGCAGCGTATGGGGTGGAGCTCCATTACTATTATTATCCTGAGTCAATCACGGTGGCTGCGGACGGCCGTACTTGGTTGGGTGACAACTTTGACTCTGTCCTGCTTTATGGCTCGCTGGTTGAGGCGTATACCTACATGAAGGGCGAGGCTGACATGATGGCCTTGTATAACCAGAAGTACATGGAGGCCTTAGCATTGTTGAAGAATCTGGGTGATGCCAAGCAGCGGGGCGATGCCTACCGCGATGGTCAGGTCAAACTGGCGGTGAAGTGACATGATTACTGCCGGCCTGACCACCAGTTTCAAGGAACAGTTTTTGCTGGGCCAGCAGGATCTTGAAACGGACGTCCTCAAAATCGCCTTGTACACGGCAGATGCTGTTCTGGGCCCCGGCACTACCGTCTACACCGCCACTGAGGAGATCAGCGGAACGGGGTATGTGGCGGGGGGTGAGGTGTTGTTAAACGTAACCGTTAGTCAGGGAAACGGAGTGGTGTATGCCTCGTTTGATGACCCTACCTGGATAGCGTCTACGTTCACTACCCGCGGGGCGTTGATTTACAACTCTACCAAGGCCAACAAATCAATTGCAGTCATTAATTTTGGTAGCAACCAGACTACACTGAGTCAAAATTTTCAGATCCAGCTTCCCACCAACAGCCCGGAAACCGCTTTGATCCGGATCATTTAAGAAGTCACTATGACCATTGAGAAAATTGCTGCCACCAGCGCCCTAATCAGGTCATCCAACTAATATGTTCTCAGCAAACGGATCAGCAGAAGTGGGCACCGTTTTGATTCATACGGTGAGCCATCGTGGTTTTACGCCCGAAGAACTTG